GTAATTGCATTACACCTGTTGTTGGGCAAGCTAACTCAGATTCCTGGAAATATTTCATGTTCATCCCTTTCGTCTTTTTTACTGAATAAGTTTATAATAAATACTTTTAGTTTTCTAATCATTATTTGAACATGTATCCTAGACCATCTCCACTATTAAAAGGTAAACTTAAAGATACTCTAGGAACAAAATTACCAGTATCATTCACAGATGCACCTATGTTTACAGGAAAACCAATATTTGAAGTTGGATAAATTGATTTTAAAAGGTCAATAGTAGTATTTACTCCAAGAGTATTGCCCGCCGGAGAAGCACCAAAATAAGGGGTCACTATAGCAGGACTATTTGTACCTATATTTAAAGGAAAAGATTTTGAAATAGAAGCACCCGGAGCATCGTTAGACGAAATACCTGCTGATAAACCTACACCATAAGGTAGCTGAGTTCCTATCCCTAAGTTGTAAGAATTATCATCAAAATTGTAGCTCCCACCATAACCGATACCAAAATTATCGCTTAAAGGTAAATAATTTCCTAAATTAGCCGATTGGTTTAAAGCATTTAAATTCACTTCTCCGACAGGGGTATTTAAGTTTACCCCTCTTTGTGCCGCATCATAATAATCTACTGCTTTTTCTAAAACACTTGTAGGACTTGGAATACTCAAGTTCAAGGCAGTAGCGTTTGCTAATTTTTCTTCTAAAGTTCTATTATCACTGTAATCTTTATTTGCATTTTCCATAGCTATTTGAACTAGCATATCGTTAGGGTTTGTCGCAGCTATCCCTGTGTCTACTCCCATTGAACTAAAATAATCTTTCATATCTGAAGTAGGTTGAGGAAATTGAGTTTCAATTCCTTGTGCTTGAGTTTGTGAACCTGTGCCAAAATAGTCTCTAAGCTTGTTCCACGCATCGCTAACAGCACTTCCTATTTTAGTTGCTGTACTAACAAAAGGAATTCCATATGCCTGTAACATTTTACTAGCACCATAACCAATATCTCCCATAATTTCCTTTGGAGTAGGACCAAACCTGTATGCAAAATCTCTTGATACATCACCTACAGATCTTCCTCCAGGAAACTCTGTTAAATATACAGGTTCACCTGTATTAGGGTTCATTACAGGATTTCCTTTTGAATCTTTTAAAACTCTACCACTATCTATGAGAGCTTGTTTAAATTGATTGACACCACCTTCTTGGCGAGTTCTTCTTAAAACTCTTTCTTCAGGAATATCTTTTCTATCACCAAAAAACTTTTGTCTTTGAAGATTAACAAAAGCGTCTTTCTTACCTGAGGAAGGAACAGAAGATATACCACCAGATTGACCCTGATAGCCATGATACTTAGATTCTTTTGGAGCAGATATCTTTTGCTTTGCTTTTGCCTGTTCCCATGGAGAAGCCATTACGATACCACCTGTGGTTTTTTAAATTTCTTTGGTTGAATAGTTGCTAATCCACCTTCGTTCGCGAAAAACGGAAGACCAACAGATTCTAAAGAAGCAATTGTATTTGGGTTAACTGATTGTGATGAAGCACTACCTCCAAGAGGAGGTAAATCTAATCCTAACATGGAAGGAGGGGCAGATGGTTTAGTAGAAGCAACTTCAACAGGAGCTGATTCTAATGTTTTCATGCCTAACTGCTCTAAAAGTCCGGGAGGAGATGTATTAGGTTTATTAAATTTTGCTTGAATATTTAATATTGCAGGATTGTCATTTTCTTCAGAAGTTAAATCAGAGTCTTCTACTTTTTTATACCATTTTAAATCTTTTTTAACTTGATCTGGATCAGGAAAAATATCGTCTACAATAGCTTCATCGACAAATCTTTTTGCTAAAATAGGGTCCACTAAATTATTTGCTACTAAATTATTGACCACTTGAACAAATGAACGTGCATATTTATTGGTTCCTGATTTTGCTATTTCTAGATTTAATAAATTATCGACAAAAGTTTTATCAGAAAAAAGTTTTGCAATACCTGCCGGACCACCTAAGATAGCTAAAGCACCTCCAATAGCAAATGGACTACCTCCTCCTAAAGTCAATACAGTTGTTGCTGCACCAAACTGACCTGAGATAAATGCAAGAGATCCTTTTTGTTTCTCAATACCTTTTGATTGAGCAAGAACCATTGCGTTTAAATATTTTTCCATGTTTTTAAGAGTATCTTTACTTCCATAAAACAATTCATTAAGGATCTTTCCACCCGGTCCTCTTTTACCTGATATAAAATCTAAAACTTTTTTAGGATTAATAATTCCTTCTTCAGTTGCGTTTTTTAATACATCACTAAAATATTGCCCTTGAAGTTTTTGTCTAATTAAATTAGCACCATCTTTTGAAATAATCCCTTTTTCAATGCCATTATCAATTAACTTAAAAAATTCTCTTGTTCTCCCTGGTTTGTCGCCTGCTCCAACAATTGTTTTGTATATATTATCAATCGCGTCCAGTGATGCTTTAGTTGTTTGTCCTGATGTTTCATCTAATAAAAGTTGAGCGACAAACTTAGTGTTAAATGTTTCTTTTCCTTGTTTATAAACTTGATTTGCACCCCTGTATGAACTTAAAAGTTCAGCAGCAGCCTCGGCAGTTAGCTTTTCATTTTTAACTGCTTGTTTAACAGAGTCATCCATTAATTTTGTTGTATAACTAGCCATGTCTCCCGCAATTTTATTTAAATAACTAGGGGCAGTAGTACCGGAAGTAGTATAAAAACCAGTTTTAGATAAAAAATGAGATCTAATATTTTTAGCTGTTAAAAAATCTACCCCACCTTTTCCTGTTTCAGCAAAATTCAAAATATAATTTCTTAAAGCCTGCACACTAGGGTCTGCCATATCCCCACCTTGTGCCTTAACTTTTCTGTCAAAAGCAGCCAACATTTTATTGGTATCAACGATTTTATTGTTTCTTAAAGATTTTTTTGCAATTTGATTTAAACCTTTGTATGCTCCATCAACTGCTGCTGCATAAAAATCTCTTCCTTTTAATAAAAAGTTTTTCATCAAATCGTCTACATTTTCAAAAGAAGCTTTATTCATAAAATTAGTAACAAATTCTTTTTCTGCTTTAGTAGGATAATAAAGATCCATTAAATACTTACCTAGTTGTTCTTGGGAAACTTCCACACCTTTTTCACCAACAGCTCTTATTTTTCCTCCACCTAAAAAAGAAACTTCTGCTAATTGTTCAATCATATCAATAGTAGGTGATTTAGATAATCTAGCTGGAGTCAAAGTTGTACCACCATCTGAAAGAATTTTTTGAGAAGATTTAGCTCCTGCTTCTAAAGACTCACCTTCTTTTCCTCTAAATAATTTTCTAAAAGCTCCACCGAATATTCTTTGAAGACCTTGAAAAGCTCCTTCGCCGGCCGCTTCCCGCGCTCCGTAGCCCAATGCTTCTAATTTACTTTCAGTGAAAGGGGCTGATCCTGCTGTTCCTCCAAAGAAAGCGGCAAGTGTTTTCCCCCATCGAGGGTATTTAGTAACAAAATTAGCTATAGATGCCGGTAAACCTGCGCCGCCTGTTACCATTGACGGGGCTACGATACCTCCAATAATAGCTCCTGCTTCTGCTAAATTTTCAGGATCAGTAACAAAATCTTTTGCTCTTTCTAAGGAATAATAAATACTAGCTACATCTACATCACTTAGCTCTGAAATATCTTGTTCAATCCATTCTCCCCCTTTTTCTGTTCCGGCATATATGGGTTGAGAAATCATTTTTTTAAAATCTTGAAACTCTTCAATTGATACTGGCTGTAAAGGTTTTGGATAATTACCTAATCTTCTTTCTTCTTCTACAGCTGTTAAAATATCGTCTGGTAATAAACCAAATCTTTCAAGATTTAGTATTTTTTTCATATCATCAGTGACTCTGTTATTGGACACTAAATCATTAAAGGTAATGTATTCCATTTTAAGGCTTCTTCTTTATTCCTAGGTTTATCAAATAATCGTCCATTAGTTTTTGATTAGTTAAAGAACCAATTATGTCGTTATCAAACTGTATTCCTACTACAATATTATCAACATTCTCTGTTCCAAATATGTTCCCAGCTATTTTCTTATACTCATCCTCTGTATCTTTATATATACTTATTGATTTATCTAAAATACTGGCGGCAGTTGATAAGAACTCGTCTCTTTGACTGTCCAACAGTCTTTCACCTGTTTTTGCTTTGTTTAAAAGCTTATTTAACTTTAACATTAAAGGACTTGCATCTTCAGCTAACTGAAATTCACCCTCTTTAACTACAGAGTTTGGATCAACCATTCTCATAAATTCAAAAATGAAAGCTACATCTCCTGCTGCGGAATTCTCGGCAGCAGCAGCTAAGAGATTATTATAAGCTGTATATCTTTGATCAGCATTTTTATAAACTTGTAATTGTTTAAACTCTTTTCTAAAGCTAGCTTCTGAGTTTATTTGTTCAAAGTTAAGCTGCTTTTGTTCTGATATTAATTTATTAATTGTTTCTTGTTTTTCAATTAACTCTAAGGTCTGCATTTTATCAAAGTTTTGCAGCTCTATCATACCTTTTTCATTTGTAATAGCTTGGCCAGCATTTTTACCTAATACTGAATCAATATCTGCGTTTAATTTTTCTAATCCTAAGTCCTTTTCTAATGGCAGGTATTCGTTTTCAATAACTTTTCTAGCATTTGATAATTGAGTATCAATGTTAGCTAATAATTTACCTTGAAGTTCTGCATCTTGTTTACCTTCAGCAAACTGATTTACAATAGTTTGATACTGATTATCTAACTGCTTTTTCTCATTGTCATATTGTATTCCATAAAGCTGTTCTAATTGTGTCTCAATATTTAGCTGTAAAGTTTGAGGAAGATACTTTGATTCAGTTTTCATTTTTTCTAAAGCAGCTATAGAGGTGTCTAGATCTACTTGCAGCTGAGTAGGTAGTACACCTACTTTAATTTCTTTTTCAAGATTATCTAAAGTTTTAGAACTTATCTCTAAAGCATTAAGAGCAGTTTGTTGTGGATCCTTAAAAGCATTTTCAATTACACTAGGAAGAATTGCATTCATAAAACCAGTTTCTTTTGCTTCTTCTTTTGCTTTATCTTGTAAGGCTAATTGTAAAGCAGTATCTTGAATTTGTTTTGTTTGTTTACCAATATCTGTACCAAACTTTGCTAAATTTGTAGCACCGACAGTAAGAACATCAGTTAAGGTTGCCTCTGGATTTAAAGCAGTAGCACCTAATTGTAAAAATAAAGGAGCTGCATCTAAATAAGCTTGCTCCCTCATTTTATCTTTGTCCATTAACATCTGCTCGTATTGAGCACGAGCAGCTTGGGTATCAAACTTTTTTCCACCTACCCCATATTCCTTAGCTAATTGTTGCACTATATTAATCATTTTAGGGTCGTAAACACCACCCATAGTGCTAAAAAAATCGTTTCCCTCTCCCCCTTGATTAGTTCCGTTTGCACGATAAACTATACCGCCTTCTTTCATTTGCATAGGAGCTTGTTGCATCATTTGTTGCGCTCCGGGGGCCGCGGCTAACCCACCTTGTTGTTCTTGTAATTCAAAAACTGGTTGTACTAAAGCTAAGACAGATAAAGGAGTTGCTTGCGCGTCTTTCTCTCCCACAGTCATGGCTAGTTCTTGGATTCTTCCTTCTAAAGGAACTTCATCACCACGAACTTGGTTCATTAATTCGACATATTGTTCAGGGGAAACTTTTGCTATACCACCATTAGAATCAACAGGCATTGACTCTTGATCTAAACCATCAGCAATACCCACAGCATCAGATCTTTCTCCTTCCATAGGAGATCCTTCAGCTCTTTTCTTCATGACATTTTCTAACATCATTTCCATGTATCTTTTATCTTCAGGTGTTTCAGACTCACCTTTACTAATTATTTGTCCTTCTGTTTGTTTTTTAGCTTTATAATTAGTGAATTCATTTAATAAAGGAATTAACATACTAAAGTTATCGGGATTGTTTCCTTCTAATAAAACATCAAGAATTCCTTGGCCCATATCTCCGTAAGACTCTAATAAAAAATTTTGAAAATCAGGATCCATTAAACTCTTTGAGTAATCATCCATTTCAGGCTTGTTCTTCATTTGAATAACCATTTCACCCATAGGAGGAGTGCCAGATTGTCTTCTTACAATCTGTGGCCTAAACATTGGTCTTTGTAAAACTGAATTCATCATTAAAATAATCCTGACAATCCTTTCAATCCACTAAGAGCTCCTAGGCCTAATGAACCGTAACCTATTATTTGTTGTAAAGGGGAAACCGATCCGCCGCCCGCGGTACTAAAAGAAGGAATAGATGGAGCATAGCCAAATGCAGAGCCTAAGAACCCTAATTCAGTGAATGGTTGCTGGTACTGTGCTAACTGATTAGCATAATCAATATCATATCCTTTTTGTTCTTGTTGTTGCTGTAAGTTTGCAAAATCTAACATTGTACCAATATCAGTAAGACCTGCTTGTTGAGCGCCAAATCCAAGACCTGCCTGACCTGAACCTAAAGTACCATAAAGAGAGCCTAGCCCACCTAAACCTTGTGCAGTTGCTCCAAGTCCTGTGGCAGCAGCTTGTTGAGATCCAAAATATTGTTGTAAACCTTGTGTATAAGCATCAGCTTGAGCTCTAGCTAATGCATCAGCCCTATTTCTTTCTAATTCAGATCTTTGAACGCCTTCTCTTCCGCCACCAAAAGCATTTGCTCCAATAGCTCCGGCAGCAGCTTGATTAGCAGCAATATCATAAGCACGATTGATTTCACTTTGAACCGCTTGTTGATAAGGGTTCATATAAGGTTGAATCTGTTCTAAAGTAGGGGCTTTCCCTAATCCTGTGTAAATATCTGCTGCCTGTCCATAAATATCTGCAGCTCCACCTAAACTTTCAACACCAGTAGCCATTGTGTTCACAGCTGTATTAACATAAGGTTGATAAGCTCCAATACCTGAAGTAAAGGCTGTCTGAGCTTTATCATATAATTCATTTAAATCGGCTAATTTTTGCTCAGGAATACCAGTAACATCACCGGCTTTGATGTCTTTAATAAGCTGTTGGATACTGTCTAAGTATCCTAAATATTTACCCTGAATCTCTTCTTCCATTATGCTCTCCCTACTATTCCCAAGCTTTGTTGAGATAAGTTACCACCATTTTCTAAATTTTTCATCAACTGATACATCTTTTTTGCTCCCTCTTTCCGCGAGCCGCCGCCCGCGTTTCTCACTGCCTGAGCAGTCATTACAAATTCACCATCACTTAACATTGCAGGGATATCGTCCGATGTTCCTGTTCCTTTACCAGCTATCTCACCGATACGTCTTGGATGTTCTTTTACGTTCCCATCAGGGTGTTCAATTTTTTGGCCACTGCCAGCTGCATAACCGGTTATCGGACCGCCGTCCGCGGCATAAGAAATGAAGAAATCATCTCTTGCTTGTTGTACATAATCTGTATCATCTACTTCAGGTTTAGGTAAAACAAAAGGTAGAGCTGCACTACCTGCTAAATATAAAGGACCATAACGACCCATAAAACTTCTTTCTGGTTTGATACCTAATTTTAATACGTCAACAGGATCCATTCCATATTCTTCTACATATTTTCTAAAAACAGGGTTTTCTATAGACGCTTCACTAAATGGGTTTAATCTTGCGCCTAAACCTTCAGTAAAAAAGTCTTTTGTTGCTCCACCTATTTTTTGAAAAAATCCTGGCTTATCTGAAACAGTTTGTATTCCTTTTGATGCTCCACCTAAGTCACTTAAGAAAGGATAATCTTTTCCTCCACCAATTGCCGCTGTTCCTGTATCAATGGCTGATTTAGTTCCAGTAGCAGCTTTACTAAATCCACCAGTTAACCCTGTAAGAGCAGTTTGTATTGCTAAATTTTTTGCAACGTCTGCTGGCTTTTGACCTGCGGCTAAATTAATTCCTGCACCAATACCTAATTGTGCAAGTGGTCCTATGCCAGGTATAAAAGGTAAAACATAAGGAGCGACAGGGGCAACAGCTTTCGCTACACCTGTTACTGTATCTTTAACATTTTGAAAAAAATCACCAATAAGAGATCCAAGACCTAATTCATATACCTGTGGATACTCTTGATTCATTTTTCATTATCCTTTTTTAACCACAGCACCTGTAAATAGTTTCGGTGCAATAACATTAACATCTCTCCTAATATCCGACACAGTAGTAGCAGTAGAAGGATTAGCCACGTCAGCAGCACAATGATCCTCAGACTCATACGTTTCACCAGTTCGGGTATTAGTAATTGTGGTCTCGACTTTACAGCTATAAACAGGGATTTGGTTCCCTTCAATATCGTACTCATAGCGTAAGATGACCGGTTCATCTACTATTTTATGCATAGTATAGTTTTATAGTTGTTTTATCTAGAAATCAATGGTTTTACTGTAATCAAAAGCTTTAAAGTCTTCTTTATATATCTCATATATCTTGTCTTTTCTCTCTTTAGTTAAAAGTTTCTTGTAATCAATTTCTACATTTTTAGGATTAAAATTACCGAACCTTCTAACAGGCATATCAAATAACTTTTGCATTTGAGTTAGCTTTTCTTGAAAGTTCTCATATTTGACAACTAGATTAATTTTATCTAGGTAGTCTTTTAGGTATTCTGAAATAGGCATATTATGAGTTTCAATGTGGGCTGTTGTTCCTCTAAAATTCCAATCTAAATATTCATCAAAAGAAGCTGTATTTCTTATCCAAGTGGATCTAATGGCTTGTTGCCAACAAGAAACAGTTCTTGTGTAAGGGTGTCGAACAGTTGTAAATATAAAATAGTTTTTATTTAAGGCCTCTTCTATCATTGATTTGTTATTTTTTTCCCAAAGGTATCTAATATTATGGGTAACATTTTTTGAATGAATAGGACCGAGCCAATCGTTCACGGTACTCGAAGCAGTCTTAGCGGTTCGTAGATAAAGAAGTGTCATTATTATTGAAAAGTTAAGCTTAAATTACCAGCTATAGTAATAGCGTTGTTTGTCTTTTTAACATAATGCTCAATAAAACTAGGAAATATTATAATCTGATTTTCTCTACATTCTGGAACGTAATTTAATGGTCCAAAAAAAGTCTTTTTTCTGTTACAACTACTATAAAAAGACTCTATAAGTTTATTAGTTGGATGTAAAAAAACTGTTCTTGATTCATCTATTTTTTTATAAATTATAAAAGACAAATCAGATTGAATATGAATATGTTTTTCTTGGAAGTCAGAATCAATATAGTGATTTTCCCAAATGTTTATTATTTGTAATTGATAAGGATTTTTAATTGTTTCATCAAGCAGTCCAATAATTTTTTTATATAAATATTCAACAGACTCTTTAGTTATATTGGTTCCTTTAGAATAAGAAGTTAACATTTCAGAACCAAAGGAAGTTTTTAGTTCTTCTTGATCTAACTTTATTAGAGAAGAGTCTATATTTCCAATCCATATTGGAACAGAGAATAAATCTATTTTCACTAAACTGTATTTAACCCTCTGTTTACTTCAAGAATAGAAACTGTACCACTGATGGTGGTATTACTTGTACTACTTAAAACAAGAGTATCACTCTCTTCTAAGATGATAGGACCTTTGGCTATATTACAAATAGTGGGTCCTGAGATATTAGCGTAGGCTATCTGAGTAGCAGTGTTAGAATTACTACTGTCAAAAACATAAGCTCGAACAATGGCACTTCCTCCTGTATTGGTTATTTGTATGTTTTGAATAACTGCACGAGTTTCTGTGTTCGGTGCATAGACTACAGTGTTTGCTGTATCAGCAGGATTAAAGAATGCGTTTTTATATATATTTGCCATTAATATCCATCCTGTACTAATAATAAATCAAAAGATGCAGAAGCAGAAGAGGTAGAACTTGCTAATGCTGAAACATAAATATCTGACTTTTGAGGTATTACATTAATTGCATTAAAGATAACATTTGTTTGTCCACCTCTAACATTTAAAAATTGTTTTGTTTGAAATGCTGCGTTAGCAATACTGTTATCTCTTTGTATAAATTTAAAATCCATTTCTTGATCTTTACCAGATGATATATTCATTGATAATAAATAACCAGTATAACCTGCGGGTATTGTATATAAACACATTAAAGTTTGACCATTGCCGGGAGATATAGTTGCTGCTACATCAACTCCCCCTGTATAAGTAACTGTAATTGTACCTTCATTGTTTCCAAAAGATCCTGCTGTCTCTACAGACATTCTAAAAACTCTTAAAAATTGTTGTGTTGTAGTGACTGTGTTTGTACCATCTAAATCGACAGTCTCTTCTACTAAAGCATAAGAAGAATCAAGTCCTTGTATTCTTAAAGTTCTTGCAGCTGTTCCTGCTACATCATCATTAGCATTATCACTGACTACATCAAGAGTAGCTTGAGCTGTTTGCCAAGGATAGTTGTCTCCTGTTTCCCAAATTGTTTCAAAATCACCTGAACCAATACTAGAATTGTATCCAAATTTATTAATCATCGAGTAACCAGGAACTTTACCTTGCTGTACAGCTAAATAAAATGGAATGTCATCAACCGTACTTCCACCTGTTATTGGATTGACATTATTACAACTCATTATCGACTAAAATACCAAGCCTCAGCTTCGGACTTTTCCTCAGAGTCTACTGGATAAGTAGAGTTTAATTGTTGTATAAGCGATTCCAAAATACGAATTAATTCAAAGAAGTTCCTAGGTTCATATTCTTGTCCTGGATCAGGGAATCTGTTTAAGGTTATTTTTGCCATTATCTTCTACCATCGGGTTGTACTTCAAAACGAAGTGTGCCTAATCTCCATGCAGTTCCTGTTGTATTAGAAACTAAGTTAGCTGTAAAGGATCTTCCTCTTCCTCGTAAATCTACCTTGTTAGTTGTAGAGGTAAAACTGGTTGATTTAGATACAGGTGTTGTATCATTGGGATATCTAGAAAATTCAAAGTCTAAATTTAAAACACCACTTTGATTTTGTATATCAGGAATCAATCTAGAAACAAAAGCAAACTCATCGCCCTGTGCAATCTGCACATCGCCTGATTTAAGATAGGCAGTGATTGCTGCTCCGTCTGCATCGGTTCCTTGTTCTTGTAAGTAAACAGTAGAGGCACCATTAGTTAAACCTAAGATAGTTTCATTATTGGCAGTTGCTGTTGAATCATAATAAGTAGCAATAGGGTTATCAAATACTTCTCTGTCTATCCAAGATGTTCTTCTTAAAGTTCCTGTCCACCAAGTACCCTCAACATAATTGTAAGCTACAACTGCATTGATTTGATCCGAGCCTGTTCTAGCATAGAACCATAAAACCTCATTAAACTCACCATTATGTCCTGTAAAAGTATTCTCGGAAGCTGTTTGATTTAAATTACTAAAGACATATTGTTCTACAGTACAAGGCAGTTTTTTTACCGAACCATCAAATAAATAGAAAGAGTCTTGAGACATCCAATAAGAAACACCGTTTAAATCAATTGCACCGTGTTGACCAATAATACCACAGTTCTGACCAAGCTGTCGTAAACCAAAAGTAAAAGGAGGGCCAATGTATTGTAGTGACTGTAGTGATGTATCTGTCCAAACTAATATCTGACCACGAGATCGTTCGGCGGCAATGATCCGTGATCCGTCAGTGATTCTCAGTGAACCAGCAGTATTAATCGCTGTCGGTGCATAGTCGTTGATATTCTCTTGGTCAGAGAATCGTAAGAATAAATCATCTTGTGTAGCAGGATTACCAATCGTTGTTTCCGTACCTAATAAAATTAAATGTCTATCAGGAGTAGAAACTAAACTTAATCTAGAAGCAGTGGGAGCATTTGCTACAGCAGTTGCTCTTGTAGAAGTTCCAGCAGAAGTGTCCCAAATATAAGTACCACCATTTAAAACTGTTGCAATCAAGTCCTCTCCATAATTGTCCAGGGACCACTGACGAGCCTCCAATGTTACATTGGAAGAAGAAGAAGGACTTCCCCACCCACCTAAACTCCAACCATCTGTTCCCCAACCATACGCTGGTACAGAGAACTCAGGACCAGTTTGTATTTGATAAGCTGCATTACCTGTTCCTCCACCTGTAGAAGAACCTGAAGCAGTATCGGTGTGAGTGACTGTGTAAGCTGAAGTATTAACTACTTGTGTAATTTCAAACTCTTGATTCATATCTAAACCATCAATGGTAGAGAAAGAATCATAGGTAACAAAGTCGCCTGCTACAGCACCATGTCCCGCATCTGTAACTAAAACAGTTGAAGTGCCATTCGTTGTAAAAGGATCAGTAAGAGCTTCTGTTGCTCGAAGAGGAGTGATGTCACTAACTATACCTTCTGAATAAACATAAAGCTTTCGATCTGTACCAAAAGCATCATAGCGTGTGCCGTCTAAAGATACCCAAGCGTGCTGATCTCTAACCACACCCACAATAGTCGTGGAGACGAACTTCTCCCATCCTTTGATTTTCTGTGGCAATCCTTGAAAGAAGCGTACATTATCCGAGTCTACCCATTTGCCTTCGCCTGTGTAGTCGGTTACTTCTTTATTGATGCCTGGTGCTGGTCTAAAATTAGTAAGTGGCATGAAGCCTACTTTACATCATCTTTTCTCGCAAATAAAGAGCCAACATGACCTTTGAATGCCTTATTTCCAAAGTGTGTCAGAGGCATAGAAACATCAGCCCATATCTCTCCTCCACATTCTTGCCATAGTCTAGAGAAGTAATAATCTTCTGATAAGTATCTTTTTAAACCTGGTCTTGTTTCATAGACACCAGCGCAGAATAAATCATAGCAGTTATCAGAGCTAAAGGATTTACCATTAATAATCTGATCGGATTGATACTTGCGTTCAGGAAACTTTTTAAACATTGTTCTAAAGACTTCTCTTTTAACTAACATCATCCCTGTGGCAGCTTCATTCACTTTACAGAAACCATTTTCCATTTTGACATTTTGAGGATCATCAAAATTTAGATTATAGCCTAGTGATTTTACCTCTAATTCGTCAGGGGAAGCATTAGGATTATCTTTTAATATTTGAGGTATCTTTTCAAAGTGAATATGTTTTCTTGGGTAAATACCACACACAACTTCTTTATCAAAACAAAGTAATCTTTCTATATTTCGCGCATCAAATCCAATATCAGAATCAATAAATAATAAGTGGGTAGCTACATAGTCTGTTGCATCCATCATCATAGAAACAACAGTATTACGAGCTCTTGTAATAAGACTTTCATTACCCATGGATTGAACTCTCATTCCTACTCCACGAGCCATGCACCACTGTTGTAGATTTAATAATCCATGCATAGTGTTCTCTGTTAACATTCCGCCATACATTGGCATTCCTAAGAATATTTTAAAATTCTTATCTTTTAGTTCTTCTGGTTTAATCATACTTTACTCCTTAAATTTAAATACCACAGTAAAACGTGGCTGTGTTTTAAACGATGAGGCTGAATGTGATATACTAGCATCAAATACAGCTATTCTTCCTGGTATAGGTAAAACCGAAACTAAAGTATTATTCTCAGAAAGAAATTTTGTTTCTCCTCCTTCATTTAAATCATATTCTAAATTAGGGTAGTATAACAAAGTATATCCACTATAGTCATCTATATGAAAATTAGCATTTTCTTTAGGGGAAAAGTAATTTACATAGGATCTTGTTATTTTTTTATTTTTTAAGAAATCATTTTTCTTAATAAAAGAATGTATTGCCCTATAACAATAATGCACATTTGTTATTTCAGAAACTAAACCAGTGGGTAAATCCTTTGGATTATCTCTTTCACCATAAAAATAAGGCAATCCTTTTACCTCTACAAAAATAGCTTCTTTATCTTGAATTTGATTATCTATTATCTTAATCATTTTTTTATCTTTTAGTTCTTCTGGTTTAATCATTATTTTCCCTTATTCAATATTACATGTCATAGACAGTTTTGGTTGGTTAATTTCTATCACTTGATGGTCAATAAATTTATCAAACCAAATGAAATCATTATCTTTAACAATAACTTCTTTTTCTTCTAAAATCCATTTAGATTGTCCGTATATGTTTTTAACTATAACTGGATAATGGTGAGAATGTTTTTTAAAAGAAACTGATTTTTTTCCATTTCCAAAATAAAAATTGCAATTTATAGGTAAATTATAAAAATTTTTTAGTCCTTGATGTAATATCCAAGTATCTTTAGAAAAACCTTGGATTGCTGATAAAATTAAAGTGTAACCTTCTTCGTAACATTTTATACATTTTTCAGAATCCAAATATCCATCTTTCCAAAAAAAATCGTTATGTTTTGATCCATCTTCATTAATTGCTTCAACACTAGGTTGATTCCAAGGGTATAGAACTGGCCATCTCATTCTATCTAATAATCTTTCTAAAATGTCATCTTCAGAAATATTAATTACTTTTGTTTTTAATAAATTAAATAATGTCTTATCCATATTTTATTTATTAAAAGGACATTTTGTTGCTTTAGATAAAAAATCATTAACAAATCTAGACCTTATATTTTCATACTTTTTAAATTCTTGATCATCTACTAGATGATAGACTAGTTTTATTTTTTTATTAGTCAAAGGTATTAAGTGACTGATAGGAGTGTTCTGTGAAATAAATATTGGATCCTTTTGACTTGGAAAAAATAAATTAATATTTACCATATGTATATTATAAAAATCTAATATACCTGAAGAAACACTTAATTTAAATGGATTTAAATTCCAATAAGGAGATGTCATATACCATTGAAATAGTTTTTTTGTTTTTATAGCCCATGGTGTATCTATTTTTAAATGAAAGTAATCTTTAGGGTTTAAATAAGTATTCCATTGTTTAGCACTATGGCTAGATATACTAGTTTGTTTATCTGCTGCCTCCCAATTTATTTGATAAGAATCTTCTGAAATAAATTTTTGTTGTATTAATAAGTCAGTCCATAAAGGAACAATAATGCCTGTTTTATAGTTATTAATTAATCCAGCGCAAGTTTTTAAAGTTAAACCAGGAGCAAGAGAATTATCTATTTTAAAATTTTTTTCAGTTTTTTTCCACCAATTAGGTAAAAATTTACTAGCTTTATCTATTTTATAATCTTTAAATGCTCTCTGATGATTTGTGAAAACATCCACATATAACGGTTTAGTTAGAAACTTAAATAACACTATCCGTTGTAAGTATTGCCAGCTATTACTATTCTATCTTTTTTATGATATCCTGTATCTGGTGCGTGAGTTAAAAAAGAATTCCACACATATAAAGTATCTACTTCTGGAGTTAAATAAAATATATTTGCATGTATATCTTTAAATATAGTTCCTTTTTCAGTTGGGGTAACATAGATTATAAATGAAAATTCCGTGTCCGCATTACTCATTTGATGAATATGCCAATTTAATCTTTCTATAATTGTATTACCTTGTTGTAAGTAAGCCCAACATCGTAGCTTAGTTTTTTCATTAAATTCAGGATAATTAGACAAAGATTTGATAATAAAAGAATTAATATCTTTCATAAAATCTTGTTGTAAAAGACCAGCATCACTTTGAATTTTAGGATGAGTACATTTAGGATATTCACTACAACAAGGATTAGATCCTATATATTTATTTAATTTTGAAATAGTTTCTGAACTAATTAAATTATTAAATTTAAAATTATTGATCATTTTTAATCTCCTCTATTGTAGCATTAAATGCTAAAGATAATCTATCTTCATTTGAAGTATGTTTAGAAACACTATGTTTTACACTTGCTAGAAAAAATATTAATGAATTACTTTGTAAAGTACAAGCATCTCTAAAATCTGGAAAACCCATTATAGTATCTGTTGTTGGAACTCTAGCATAAAATCCTCCAGAAAATCCATTTAAACAATGTATATGATGAGCAGTATGATCTCCTAGTGAATGCCTCATTCCCCAACACTCATATATCTTAGTTCTTAAAGGAATACTTGGATTAGGGCTTCTTAATTTATATGTTATTGAAATTGTATCCATAATTTTTTTAAGTAAGAAATGAAATTTAGGTTCTTGCAGTATAGCTACCCACCCTGTCATCTTAGCGTGTACATTTGTTTTATATTTTTGCGACTGATCTTTTTTTGTAAGTTCGTCTAAAGCATTAGTAACAAAAGATAATTCTTCCTCAGATAAAAAATCTTTGTAGAGATATACAGCGTTTATACTACTTTCATTGTGTTGTAATATATCAATATTCATTATTTAAAATAAGGACCTACTAGCCAAGTAACAACTGATCTTCTTATTCCACTTTTTACAGGCTCTACTCCATGCGCTAAAAAAGAAGGAAAAATAATTACATCACCTGGATTTTGAGAAGGATAAATTTTTTCTTTAGCTATTTCAAGATATAACTGACCACCCTCAAAGTCATCATTTAAAATTAAAATTACTGTTAATTTTCTACACTGATCACTACCATACTCTTGTAATATGGTATCAATATGAGTTGCAAAATGTCCATTTTCATCATATCGAAGATATTCTGATTGATTACTATTAGTAATATGAAAATTCCAAGAATTTTTATTTGCAGCTAAACCAATACCAGTTAAGGTCGCTCCTAGTCCTATACTATTATTTTGAATTATTTTTTTAGTATCTCTAATGGATAAGTCTAATTGGTCTCCTATTAATAAAGCAGGGATTAAATTATCTTGATTTGATTCAAATTTATTAATAATTCTTTGACATCCTTCTTTACTAAAAGCTTCTTTAGCAACAAGAAATCTACCATTATCAGGATTATCTGTTTCTTTTTTTAAATCTTTTTTATTATTCTCAAGAAAAGATAATAAATTTTTTCTAAATTCTTTTCCTTTTTCTAATTTAATACTGTTTTCTTTTAATATTGCATGATGCTCTAATTCTTTTCTTTTATCATATTTCCATTCAGCATTAGGTCCATTTTGATCTACATAGTGTATAAAAACTTGCGCTTGCCATTGTCCTTCTACATATTTTTCTCTCCAATGAAAAAGTTCACAGCCTTTATAAATGACAGCATCTCCGATATTCATATCAATTTTTCTAGCATCTTGTTTATTAAATTCATGACCAACATAAATAGGCCATTGATTTCCTTCAAAACCTAAATTAATAGTTGCGCTAATTTCACAAGCAGGTCTATCTCTATGAATTTTTAATTCATCTCCTGGCGCATACCAACGAGCATAAGCATAAGTTGGAAATAAACTTAATCCTGTTATTTTCTCCATAGCAGGAGTTAATTCATCTAATAAATTATCAAATAAAGCACAGTGTCCTACTGAATGAGAAAGAGGACATTGTTGATCTTGAAAAGTATCTCCTTGATCTATTAAAGCTTTAAAGGCTTTTACATGTTCTTGACATGATTCTAAGTCTAGTAAATTAGGAACATGTATATATTTTTGCGTATGAAATAATTCTTGCATTTAGTTCTTAAAGAAAGAATACCTATTTTTTAAAATAATTCAATTAATTATTCAGGAATAGGTTGACTTATTTCACCAGGATAAGTGGCATGTGGTACTACTTTACAAGTATTATCACTTGTGTCAAAATACCATAAATCTGCTTTACAATCATTAGAGCAATCTACCCATTTAAAACCATTGGGATTTACTTCAAAAACATTTGAATCTTCTTCTACTTGACAAATTCTTTGAGCATTAGAAAGAAGGTCAATATTACTAGAATAGCTCGTTGGAGTTGTATTTGGAATCTCTGTCCATGAAGTAACATAATATATTTTTGTTTCCTGTGTACTAACTAAAGCTTTCATTAATAAAATTCCTCTACTATAACAGCACCTGAGGCACCTGAACCACCACTATATGGTCCACGTTGAGCATCAGTTGCGGTAGCACTTGAACCACCACCACCAAATCCAGCACCTGGTGTTCCATTTACCGCACTCATACTTTCTTTAACTCCACCAGGACCATAAAAACTTGAACCACCTTGATCTGGTTGCCCTGTGGAGCCATTAATATTAATTTGACCACCTGAACCACTTCCACCAGGTCCACTTTGATTTGGTCCTGGATTTCCATAACCACCTGTACCACCTGAACCCGAACAAAATGCCCCAAAAGAAGATGTACCACCTGGATTTCCATAACCTGTTGAATTATAACCAGGAGGGCCATTTGGATTTCCACCTGGACCGACTGTAACACTAACTGGACCGGGTATACTTGCGGCAGGTATATATTCTATGGCTGTTCCACCTCCACCACCTGACTTACTAACTTGAGTCATAGGAGCGCCCCGTGCACCACCAGCACCTCCACCTCCACCAACAACTGTTACTTTTATAGCAGCGACATTGGCTGGCTTTGTCCATGTAGTTGATCCTGTATAAACTTGTTGTATATAGTTTCCACCTCCACCAGCAGCACCAAACTCAAGACCAGTGCCACCTGCATTTACTTTTAAAACTTGGTCAGCAGAACCAAGAGCAGTTAATCCTGTTCCACCTTTAGATACGGGTACAGTGGGAAGTCTATCGGAAGCTAAAGTTCCTGATGAAACGTTGGAAGCATTGATTGCAGAAACACCTGCACCAGGACCTGTAATGGTACTAGTTGTATCGAGTGTTCCTGTAACTGTGGTTGATGTTAAATTTGCCATGTGTTTTACCTACCTTTTTTTAGCATATCTAAGTCTTTTTTCAAATCCTTAATTGCGTGTAAAAGATACACTGCGAGTTTAGTATATTTAATACCTTCAGGATTTCCGTCTTTTAAATGCACCAACTCAGGTGCAATTTTGTAGACTTCCTCAGCGATTAAGCCTACTTCATTTTTTTGACTACCATCTTTCCTGTCATAAACAACAGGATCCATAGATAAGATAGCCTCTGTTGTAGCCTCTAGGCTACGGATATTTTCTTTATAGGCAATACTCGATGTTTCCACCACAGTGCCTGCGGTCATTGTGCCTGTAACGGTTATATTAGCAGAAGCAGTGACATTGTCTGTTAAAGTGGTTGTTCCTGTGACAGTTAAGTTGCCTGATAAAGTGACATCCTCTAATGCTAGATCAGAGAAAATATTTTTAACATTGTAGTTAGAAGCACCATCACAATACAAATAAGAATAAGCACCTTGAGTAACAGCTACACCGTTGGCATCATGTCCTGTCGCTGCAACAGTAATAGAATAAGCACCTGAGGTGTTGTTATAAATTACATAATTATTTTCTACGGCAGGAATAAAAACATAAATATTTCCTGTCAGTGTTCCATTTAAATCAATTACTTTATTAGAAGATTCAGCAGTCGGATCAGCATTAGCTGTAGTTAGTGTAACATTCGAAGATCCTGCAACGCTCTTGGATAAAAAGCCAGCAGAGAAAGCATCAACTGTTTCTAAATTTGTATTTGTATTATTGCCCCAGGTATTCGCATTAGCGCCTGTTTCCATTAACTCTAATTTTAATCTACTTGAATAGGTACTAGCCATTTAATTTTTCCTTTAATAATTGTATTTCTTGATTTTGTTTTTTCAAGGCTTCTAATAGATACATAGTCATCTTGGTGTACTTCACTGCATCAGGTTTACCATCTTTGCATTCCACTAGATCAGGTAAAATTTCATATAGTTCTTCTGCAATCACACCGACTTCATCTTTTGAAGAGCCATCTTTTCTATCATATTTCACTGCATTAACATTGTAGATTGCTTCATTGAACTCGAGTGGTTGTACGTTTTCTTTGTACGCTAAACTTGAAGATTCGACCACGGTTCCTGTTACAGAAATACCTGTAGCTGTGGTTTCTAATTTTTTTGATCCATTATAATAAAGGTCTACTGAACCATTATCATTCATTACTGTATATAATTCAGTGGCATTTCCATTCGCAAAAACAATACCTGCTCCATCACTTTGTATATATAGACTTCCAGTGCCATTATCTTTTATTTGACTGTTGGTACCATTATGTGAGATTATTAAATCACTTGATGCACCAAACCTTAAATAATCATTATCACCTAACGATACGTTAGCAGTGAATGTTGCACCACCTGTGACTGCTAAAGTTGAGCCATCATAAGTTAAACCAGATTCAGCATTAAGTGTATCAGCTGTTCCACTACCTGTAATAATTCTGTTATCAGCATTATTATTTATGGTGGTTAAATTTATTGTTCCAAATGAAACTGCTCCCGAACCGTTGGTTGTTAAAACTTGTCCTGAAGTACCGTCTGAAGTAGGAAGAGTATATGCACTGTTAACATTGGTTGTTCCTGTTAATTTAATTGTATCCGCTTGAACATTAATCGAACCACCAACGTCTGCATCTTTAATAACAGATACGCCATTCGCATGATCGTGATAAATTTGATATTCGCCTGTTGGACCCATTAAGATATAATCAAGATCACCTAAAGCAACATTTCCTGTAAAGGTTGCACCTGAAGTCAAGACTACGTTTCCTGATAATCGACCATCGGCTAAAGTTCCTGCACTAATAGTAGATGCATTGTTTAAAGTGACATTTGCACTTAGTCTAGCATCAGCTACTGTACCAGAAGAAACATTAGAACCATTTAAGTTTGTTAAGTTAGCTCCAC